CTCACCAGAATTTCTATATGGGGCTGAAGAAATAAAGGGAACTACGAAAGTGAATTCATTACATTCTCTAATATCAATAATTTGCCTATGGAGAAAAGCGGATTGAGCTAAAGTGTGAACAACAGGAGATCCATTTGCATTATCATTTGGTGAAAAACTAACTGCTAATCTGCCAGAATGAAATTCTGTTTTAACAAGCTTAAATTTATACACCATTGACCCTCTCCACAAATCAAACATATTAGCAATAAGTTGATGTGGAGCTGCATCAATGATAGTTCTAGCAGTTAGGACACGGTTAACAAGTAACGCTAAAGGCCTTACAGAACAAATCACTAATTGAGTTCCAGAAGTAGCTGTAGTAATCCAAGGAATAATGCTATTATAAGTAGGAATAGTACATAAGAATGTAAAATCCATTTCATCAATATCAGTACCTGAAAAACCAGGTGCTCGACCAACTTGATTTTTATAAGAAATAGATAATGGAAAAGACTCATCAGGACCATCTGCATTAGATGCATATGGTAGATAATTCTGTGTGACTCTTGTGGAAGGTTCTAAATTAATTGGACGACTCCAACCAAAAGCACTAGCTGCACCAGCTAAAATTTCAGAATACCAGGAAGTCATACTAGCATAAGTACTTAAAACAGGAACTTTTGTAAAAACATCTGCTGCATTTTTAACACGCATTAAAGTAGAAGAAATAGGACCAATATTGGCTGAAACCTGCTCTTGATCTGTTTCATTCTTAGAGACTTTACTACGTACATTAGAAGAAAAACCTCTAGCAGACTGAGGTACTGCAGCACCAATAAGTTCAATATCTTCAAAACTTCCCCATAAAGTATAACCACATGTAGTACTACCAGATGAGACGGCTAATTTAGAATAAGGATATATTCTAAAAACACCGAAAGCACCATAAGTAGGAACTGCAGTTAAAGAACGAAGAGGAAAGAAATTTGTAGCTGAATTAAAAGGAATTCTAAGGACAGCTTCAGTATCACAAGATAAATCTAGTTCGACATGAGGGAGCTGAGACCTTTGTACTAAAGTACTCGTAAGGGCTGAAATACGATGACGCGGAGCATCAGTAGAACCAAAAACTCCACCTCCAGTAGGCAAAAATTGTAAATTATATCGCCCTTGTTGAAATCTATTTGCATTAACTACAAATCTAAGAACAACAGTGGCTCTAAAACCAAAATAACCTTTCAACTTATCTGCCATCATGCTATTATTAGCTGTCAAAATATCATTTGGAGCTAAAAATTCTGCAAAAGAAGAATAAGTATCAGTAGTTGCTAAATTGCTGGAAGCTAAAATAACGGGTTTCATTAAGAAATCTCTAATTTCTTGAGAAGTCAAGTCAGTAGAGCTCTTAATGAAAGAAGGGTCCATTGGAGTAACATTCAGCTTAGTAGCAAAAACTACATTGGCATCAGAACAAATTGAGTGATAG